CTCGAACATGGAGGATTCCACCAAGTGGACTACCTCCTGCCGAACTCTAGGTCTTGGAGAGCCCTAGAGAGGGTCCAGTTCCTGTCACCCCGGGATGAGATACCTGTAAAGGTAACTCATGTCCCTAAAACACCCAAGACACCTCGACTCATTGCTGAAGAACCGACCTGCATGCAGTACGTGCAGCAAGGGATTCTCGAAGCATGGGTCAATCTGGTCGAACAGGACAAACTTGTTTCCAAGTTTATTACTCCTGACGACCAGTCGCCAAATCAGCGGATGGCCCGTAAGGGCTCACTCACTGGCAACTTGGCGACACTTGACCTCTCAGAGGCAAGTGATCGTGTCGCGGCTGAGTTGGTTTGGGAAATGGCGGCGAAGGGTCCTGCAGGCTTGCAGGATATCCTCTTTGCTACCAGATCTCGCCACGCTCAGGTACCTGGTCATGGTGTAATCCACCTTTCCAAGTACGCGTCTATGGGGTCTGCCCTTTGCTTCCCCGTGCAACAGATGGTATTTCTTGCCATCATATTTGTCGGGATCCAGAAGCAGATGGGCCGCCAGCTCCGGAGGGCTGATATCAAACAGTTCTCCGGATCGGTGCGTGTCTTTGGGGACGATATAATCGTCCCCGCAGACTATGCCGTGAGTGTCATGCAGGCACTAGAGACCTATGGTCTCAAAGTGAATCCCAACAAGTCTTTCTGGACTGGCAAGTTCAGAGAGTCTTGTGGGAAGGAGTACTTCCGTGGGTACGACGTCTCCGTCGTAAAGCTCACGGCTCCGCTACCTGCTGACAAGCAGAACGCACAGGAGGTTGTTTCTGCTGTTGCTTTCAGGAACCAGCTAGACTATGCTGGTTACGTGAGCACCGTCGAATCAATCGACGCACTCATGTTGAAGGTCCTTCATGGACACTTCCCATGGGTGAAAGAGACATCTCCTGTTCTGGGCCGGATCGATCACCACGGTGGCTTTTATGAAGTCAACCGTGTCGATCCGAACACGTACGTACCCCTTGTAAGAGGGTTCATCGTGCGTAACCAGCTTCCCAAGAATCCTCTTGATGAAGATGGTGCCCTGCTCAAGCACTTCCTTAAGAGAGGCGATTTGCCAATCGCCGATCGGAAGCACCTTGAGCGTTCTGGACGCCCCCGAGTCG